AAGTACTGCGGTGCGCCCACATTCAACTATGAGGTGGATTACTTCACCATCGACCGAAACGGCAGCCTTTCCTTTGACGACCGTGCCGACAGCGAGGTCATCGAGCGGCTTCTTCAGCACATCTACGATGAGGGCTTTGACATTGACCAGAGCCACACCGATGCCGAGGACGAGCCTTGCGCCGTCTGCATTTCCATGCCGAAGAGTCTGTTCACCGACAGCAATCTGGAAAACCTCAAGGCACTCATCGCTGCTAAGGGCAGCCTTATCAAGAAAGCCCTCGGAGTCCCTGACCTGCCACTGGAAATCACGGACACGAAGGTATCCTTCCCTTGGTTCCCGGCGACTCCCACCCCGGCCGAGATGAAAGCCTATGACACCTTCATCTGCAAGCTGTGTGAAATGGCACGGAATCAGAAGCGGGTCAGCGCCGCCGAGAAACCCACGGACAATGAGAAATATGCATTCCGCTGCTTTCTCCTGCGGCTCGGCTTCATCGGCGCGGAATATAAGACTGCTCGAAAAATACTGCTAAAGAACCTCTCCGGCTCTTCGGCTTTCAGAAACGGAGGTGCGCAGCATGAGATTTCCGAGTAAAGAGACGGTCGAGCGTATCCGTAAGGAATACCCGGTCGGTACCCGTGTGGAGCTTGTTCAGATGGATGACCCACAGGCACCGCCTGTCGGCACGAAAGGCACCGTGCGAGGTGTGGATGACATCGGCAGCATCATGGTTGCCTGGGATAACGGCTGCGGTCTGAGCGTGGCTTACGGGGAGGATATTTGCCGTAAACTGCTGTAATATACACAGTTTCCGAACCACAAGATCGTGTAGTTTATAGCTCAGATATAACTGGATATAGTGTGCTTTCAGAGGTAATATGTGACTACCGAAAGGGAAAACAAACCAAAACGGAGGTCACAAACATGAGCCAGAGAACAGAAAACCAGGTAGCCGAAATGAAGAAGCAGACCATCGGGGTCGAGGTCGAAATGAACAGCATCACCAGAGAGAAGGCCGCAAGGCTGGCAGCCACCTTCTTCGGTACCGGGCGGTACGAGAACACCGCTTGCCGCAACGGCTACTGCACTTGGTCGGCTTGGGATGAGAGCGGACGCGAGTGGAAATTCCAGAAGGACGTCAGCATCGCGGGCCCGGACAGCGAGAAATGCGAGATGGTCACGCCGATCCTCACCTACGTTGACATGGAGACCTTGCAGGAGCTGGTTCGCCGCCTCCGCAAAGCCGGAGCAAAAAGCTATGCCACCAGAGGCTGCGGTGTTCACATCCACATCGGTGCCAAGGGGCACACGCCCCAAACGCTCCGAAACCTCGCAAACATCATGGCAAGCCACGAAGACCTCCTGGCAAGCGCACTGAACCTCGACAGAGGCCGCATCAGCCGCTACTGCCGCACGGTCGACCCCAGATTTCTGGAACGGCTGAACCGCAGAAAGCCCACCACGATGGCAGAACTTGCAGACATTTGGTACGGCAGCCAGAACGCCGACTACGGCAGAAGCCAGCATTACAACGACAGCCGCTATCATATGCTGAACCTCCACGCCACCTTCACCAAGGGTACGGTCGAGTTCCGGCTCTTCCAGTTCGATGCACCGGCAGACGGCAAGCAGAACGGGCTTCACGCCGGACAGCTCAAGAGCTACATTCAGCTTTGCCTTGCACTCAGCCAGATTGCAAAGACGGTTAGAACCGCAAGCCCCAAGCCCCAGCAGAACGAAAACCCCAAATACGCAATGCGCACTTGGCTCCTTCGCCTCGGCTTTATTGGCGACGAGTTCAAGACCGCAAGAGAATTCCTAACGAAGCGCCTTGATGGGGATGCAGCCTTCCGCAGAGGCAGAGCAGCCGCTTGAAGGATGCAGCCCAGAGGCCCCCGAACCCGCTGATGGCGGGCTTTCGGTGGTAGAAGGCAACTTCGGAAAGGAGTATTTTTTATGGAAAAACGCTATTACATCGCTTACGGCAGCAACCTCAATGTCCGTCAGATGCGGATGCGCTGCCCGTCGGCACGGATCATCGGCACATCGGTTCTCAAGGATTATGAACTGCTTTTCAAGGGCAGCAAGACCGGCTCTTACCTCACGATTGAGAAATGTGAAACCGGTAAAGTTCCCATCGTTATCTGGGAAGTGACCGCGCAGGACGAGAAAGCCCTCGACCGCTATGAAGGCTACCCCAATTTCTATTACAAGCGGGAGCTTAAGGCGAAATATAAAGGTATCCGCACAGGTAAGCACAGAACGGTCACAGCTTTCGTCTATATCATGCATGAGGAAAGGCCAATCGGCGTTCCATCGGATTTCTACATGGACACCTGCCTTGAGGGCTACGACACCTTTTACTTTGACCCAGGCATTCTGCTTGCGGCCTATGATAAATCCCTGGAGGTATGCGGGTATGAAAGAAAATAATGTGATACGGATTCAAATCTGCCCACGGTGTGGTCGTGCCTACAGTGAACCCGCTGCTCTTTCCAGAGTTGACAACCAAACCCTCATCTGCCCGGATTGTGGCACACGGGAAGCTCTCGACTCCATCGGCGTAAAGCCGGAGGAGCAGGAGCAGATCATCGCCTCCATTCACCGCTGCCATCAGCCGGAATAACGCTGTAAAATACACAGTTTTTACTCCGAATGATTGTGTACTATATGCCTCCGAAATGACTGGATATATCCCGAACATGACGGTAATATACACTCACAACAAAACAAACGGAGGTACACGGTTATGTGGAAAGAAAGCAGCATCAAGGTAAACGGCGAGGTTTTTCACTACTGGATGAAGCAGTACGACAAAGACTCCGAGTGGGGTATCGACGGCGGACGCATTTCCAAGCTCATGCTCAAGCGGGACGGCAAAATCGTCTGCAACTACGACAGAGGCTGGGACATTGAGCCCACCGATGAAAACACACAACTTGCGCTGGAGCTTCTGCTCCACAGCGAGAACTGGTAAAAAACCAAAATTTCAAAGCAACGGCTCCGAAAGGGGCTGCTGCTCGTTATACGGAAGGTCGCACCGATTTCGGTGGCGGCTATTTTTTATACTCTGGAGGTGGTCTCTACGAGAAAACTGAAAGCATATAAGCCCACAAGGTTCATGGAGAAAACCTCCCACTACGATGTGGACGCAGCGGATTATGCCGTCATGTTCATCGAAAGTCTGTGCCCCACCAAAGGCACCTGGGCAAGAAAGCCCTTCGAGCTTATTGACTGGCAGGAGCAAATTATCCGGGACATTTTCGGTGTCCTCAAGCCCAACGGCTATCGACAGTTCAATACAGCATACATTGAAATTCCGAAAAAGCAAGGCAAGTCCGAGCTTGCCGCTGCGGTGGCACTTCTGCTCACCTGCGGTGACGGCGAGGAACGTGCCGAGGTCTACGGCTGCGCTGCCGATCGGCAGCAGGCGTCCATCGTTTTCAATGTGGCGGCGGATATGGTGCGGATGTGTCCGGCACTCTCCAAACGGGTCAAGATACTGGATTCCCAGAAGCGGCTCATTTATCAGCCAACGGGCAGTATCTACCAGGTGCTCTCTGCCGATGTCGGCAACAAGCATGGTTTCAACACCCACGGCGTGGTGTTCGATGAGCTGCACACCCAGCCGAACCGCAAGCTCTTTGATGTTATGACCAAAGGTTCCGGCGACGCCCGAATGCAACCGCTATATTTCCTCATTACCACGGCCGGCAACGATACGAAATCCATCTGCTATGAGATACACCAGAAGGCGCAGGACATCATTGCCGGACGGAAGGTTGACCACACCTTTTACCCTGTAATCTATGGTGCGGAGGAATCGGACGATTGGACAGACCCGAAGGTTTGGAAGAAAGCCAATCCGTCCCTCGGCATCACGGTCGGCATCGACAAGGTGAAGGACGCCTGCGAGTCTGCCAAGCAGAACCCCGGCGAGGAGAACTCCTTCCGGCAGCTGAGACTTAACCAGTGGGTGAAACAGGCAGTGCGCTGGATGCCGATGGAGAAATGGGACAAATGCGAGTTTGCCGTCAGCGAGGATGATCTGGAAGGCCGTGTCTGTTACGGCGGTCTGGACTTGTCCTCCACAACGGATATTACAGCATTCGTTCTGGTGTTTCCGCCGGAAGATGAGAACGACAAATACATCATCCTGCCGTACTTCTGGATACCGGAGGACAACCTCGACCTCCGAGTCCGGCGTGACCATGTGCCATACGATGTGTGGGAGCGGCAGGGCTTTTTACAGACCACGGAAGGCAATGTCGTTCACTATGGCTACATCGAAAAGATCATCGAAAGCCTGGGTGAGCGTTTTAATATTCGAGAAATTGCCTTCGACCGTTGGGGCGCTGTGCAGATGGTGCAGAACCTTGAGGGCATGGGTTTTACGGTCGTTCCCTTTGGACAGGGCTTCAAGGATATGTCCCCGCCCACCAAGGAGCTGATGAAGCTGGTGCTGGAACAGAAAATAGCCCACGGCGGGCATCCCGTTCTCCGCTGGATGATAGACAACATTTTCATCCGCACCGACCCGGCCGGCAACATCAAGCCGGACAAGGAGAAATCCACAGAGAAAATCGACGGTGCCGTGGCAACGATAATGGCACTTGACCGTGCTATCCGCTGCGGCAATGATAACGGCGCTTCGGTCTATGATAGCCGTGGGCTGTTGTTCATTTGAGACCCATCGTCAAAATATCGGTCGAATAAAGTCTGAAACTATATTATTTAGCAGAGTTTCGGACTTGCAACTCCAAAACTATTGACTTTTTTGGTTTTTCGGGTATAATAGAATCAAGAAAGTCAGGAGGTGCATTATGGCTGAATTGATCAACCGCCCCCAATATCTGAATCAGCTGATTCAAAACAAAGATGTAGATCTGGTGAAGATCGTTACAGGTATTCGCCGCTGCGGAAAATCGTCCTTGCTGGATCTGTTTCATCACTATCTGTCGGAGAATGGCGTGCCGGATTCCCGGATCGTTCACATGAACATGGAATCCTTGCGTTACCGTGACCTGAACAATTACCTTTCTTTTTATGATTATGTCAGCAAACAGATCGCTAAAGGCGGAAAGACATACCTTATATTCGATGAACTGCAGACTGTAGAGCATTGGGAAAAAGCAATCGAGTCCTTCCGCTTGGATTATGATGTAGACATTTATATCACGGGTTCCAATGCCTATCTGCTGTCCACCGAATTTTCTACATTGCTCTCCGGCAGATATGTAGAGATACGGGTGCTACCGCTGTCCTTCAAGGAGTTTTTGGACTTCTACGAGTTTGCCCCCGATGTGACAATGGACGAAAAGTTCCAGAAGTATCTCCAGTTCGGAGGGATGCCGATTCTGAGAGAATACAAGTTCAACGAAGCGAGAAGCAATCAGGCACTGGAAGGTATCTATTCGACCGTGGTGCTGCGTGATATTTTGCAGCGCAATAATGGCACAGATCAAGCCATGCTTCAAAAAATCATGCTGTTTTTATGCTCCAATATCGGCAGCATCACTTCTCCGAACAGCATCGGAAATGTACTCTCCAACGAGGGCGACATTCAAACCGGTAAGCAGAAGAACATTGCGGGGAAAACGGTGGATAAATATATTTCCATGCTCCGCAATGCGTTTGTATTCTTCTCTGTCGGTCGGTATGATGTAAAAGGAAAGCAGCTGCTCAAAACTCTTGGAAAGAACTATATCATCGACATGGGTTTTCGCAATATGCTTCTGGGCTACCGAGATGCAGATCGCGGGCATATCATTGAGAATATCGTATTTCTGGAACTGCTGCGCCGTGACTATCGGGTATATATCGGGAAGGTTGGAGAGACGGAGGTCGACTTCGTTGCGGAAAAGCCGAACAACAAGGTATATATTCAGGTAACGGAAAGTATGCTTTCCACGGAGACCCGTGAACGGGAGCTTCGCCCGCTGCGTATGATTGGGGATAACTACGAAAAAATCGTGCTTTCTATGGATCGCAGCTTCATCAATTCCTATGATGGCATAAAGTCACTGAATTTGATTGACTGGCTGCTCAGCGAATAAGCACTGCATTTTCGGAGCAAAATCAAAAGTTTTTGCAGTTCAAGTCGGAAACTTTGCAAGAACCGATTATCATAGAAAATGAAACAAGCAAGCATATACTGAGCCGTTATTTCAAGTTGGAATGCAGAATTGAAATAAGAGCCAAAATATCTGAATATTTCAAAGCATCGGTGTACAAGGGGTACAAACGAGATAAAATAGAAATGAGGGGCGATAGATCGGAAATGTCAGATTTTCCACTCTATCTGAACACGGTCGCTGGTGGCCTTGATCGTAGAGATCAAACCATCGGCGG